ATAATCTTCTGGATTCTCGCCTTGCCCATTTAAGCGTAATACTGCAAATCCTAATTTGCCCGATTCCCGGTGCTTAAGTTGATTCATTGCAGCTTTAGGGTCAAATCCTGCTCTGGCTTTAACTTCTACATCGAATGGAACATTTAATACATCTGATCCAGTTCGACCTGCACCAGCAGAATCCGCAAACGGAAACCACTGGCGCATGTAGTCGCTTACGATGCGTTGGGTTCTATAACCCCGATGCTTACGATGCTGACTAGCCATTGTCATTTATCCTTTGTTTAGCAATTTCAAAATATTCTTCATCCATTTCAATTCCGATGAAGTTTCTATTTAGAATCTTGCATGCCAGCCCAGTAGTTCCTGAACCCATAAAAGGATCGACTACTGTGTAATCATTAGGTAGAATTGCCACAATTCGTTTCATTACTTCTAATGGCATTTGGCATGGATGCTTCGTTTTATCTTTTGAAACATTCTTTACCTGATTAATTTCCCACCAGTCATAGAGTCTGGCTGATTTTCCTTCTGCTATTCGCTGCATTATGCGTTTATCTTTGAGATTTTTATATGGTTGTCCATATTGAGTAAAATCAGGTTTAACACCAAAGAAGGCTATATCTCTGTGTTGTTTCGGAGTATTGGAGTTGTAAACCCAACTCACTACCTTGTCAGGAAATTCACCCACTTGAGAGGCTATCTTATAAATTTCCTCTGGGTAATGAATAACCACAAATGACGAATACTGGAAGACTGATGCCAGCATTTCATAATAATCATCATCATTCATATTGTCTTTATAGTTGTTGTAGTGATAACCAACATTGAAAGGTGGGTCAGTTACAATAACGAACTTGTGTTCGCTCACGCTTATTTTTGCCAATTCTTCTAGGGCGTTGCCTAGTATTAATCTTTGATTAGCCATTGACCGCATGACATTTCTCGCACTGCCATTGCAGCGGTGATAGACTAACTGTCCAAACTCCGTCATCCTGACTTGGGATTTCGTTGCACATTTGGCAGATGAGTAGTGGCACATCGCCGTAGAATTCGACTGTGCCATCCTCTCTGATTATTTGTCCATAACCCATTTATTCCACCCCCTCTGGTAATCTCCATTGACCAGTTGTTTTGCTCATTACATACCAAATTGGTGGGCATCTATCACCTTTTGATGCACCGCGCACTTCGCACATTGCACCTTGCCATGCTTTACCTGCTGCGCTAACGCCAGACTTGATAGTTCTAGAACCATGCGAACAAGTAGGTATTGGCTCAGCTTCTCCGAAAGTCTGCTGAACTAATTGAGCAGCTAGTTCTAGTGATACCGGCTCTGGCGTTGGTTCTTTACCCACGAATTCATCCCAAGTGTTATTGATAGCCAGTGGCGCATTTGCAATTCTTTCAGAAGCCAAGTCGTTTTCTATTCGAGCGACTTTTTCCATATCTTGTTTAGTGCTGCGCTTCTCGCTTCCCAGGAGGAGTCCAGCGGATCTTCCATAAGATGAGGTAACGCAGTTCTCGACCCAGAAATCTTTATTAACGCCGCGATCAGAACGGAACTCATATGCAGCGTCGCTGACAGCAGCATTAACATCATTCGCATCACGATAAATTTCGGTGATAACGTAGCAATAGCCTTTTTCATGATCTACCTTCATTTCTCTTATATTGAATCGACACATCGGGAAATTGTCATGCACCCTACGAATTCTCGCAGCCACATCTTCATAATCGTTTAAGTTAAATGCCATTTAATGCTCCTTGAGTAATTGCGTATCGCTCTTGCGCGAATTGGATTTGTTGTTTTAGGTCAAAGTAAGTTCCATCTGCCCATTTACTAGAATCTACTGCGCATTCCTGACAGTAATGGCGTGGAATCTTTGATGATCGTGGTAGTTCTGAAATAATTGTCCAGGCAGCTTGAGTTTGGGCCTTTTCATGCCAGGTTCCATCTTTCAGTTGTCCCCATTTAAGTTTGCAATAATCACACCAAATACCACGCTTGCTACTAACCAGCATCAAGATCATCCCAGTCCATAGTTGCCAGTTCTCCAGCAATAGTGGCGTAGTTGATAATGTCGAAGTAACTATCTTTATGCTCCGCTTGCTCCGAGATACGACTGACTTTGAGGAGTAACATACAGACTGCGACTTCGTGAGCGTCGATTGAATAACCGAGATAGTTCGACCAAAGTTTTGCGATACGCAACATACTAACATTTGGTGATCCATACTCAACATCTCTAATTGCTGAGATAAGTTGCGATTGTCTAAGGAATTCATCGCGTTTCATTTACTGCTATCCATTGGGATACGCATGAGCGAGCGCCCAGCCATCCAGCCTTCTCGCTTGCCTTTATTGAAGCCTGCCCAGTAAGCAGAAAATGCAGCTAATGGTGGGCAAGTAATAGCCAACAAGACTGCCAAGGCGTTTAGTTCTTCCATGATTGCTCCCTAACTATCCACAAGGGTTTGTGAATAAGATAAGGGTTTCACGCCTAGAAGGTTAAATCAACCTCATTGTGGCATATTTTGATAACGATTTGATAACGAAATCCTCTTCAAATCCGAGCCATTCCTCGCCACATAGTGAATCAGCCATACCTTTTGCCTTCAAATACAAATGATCCATCTTTTTCAATATGAACGATGGTGTTAGTTACTGTTTTTTTGTCCACATAAAACACTGCGAACGCCTGTTGCCAGTTGCCCGTTCCCTTCATGTAGCCAGCCTTGCTAAACTGCATTAAATTGCCTACTTCGACCCCACGCAGAATACGCCCTAAAACGCCCCCAGATGCCTCTGTAAAGGCTGATTGCCCTGCCCTGTGAGTGTGTCCACATACTACGCTCTTGCCATGCTTACGAGCGGCATCTAAGGCGGTTAAACCTGGTGTGGGCTTCACGCTGCCCTCGTCGCCGTGAATGGCTATCCAGTCTGGGGCAAACTCTAACGGCTTGCGATGGAACTTAATGCCCAGTTCATCTAATTTCATAAACTTCTCAAACTTTAATTCTGGTAATGCTAGAAATGCTGGGATTTTTTTCATAATCACATTGTAAAGGCGGTCGGTGTGATTACTTCGAATCATGTCTGTTACCTGTAAATCCCACAAAACCTCGACAGTTGCATCACGATCACTTCCCAGTGATTGCTCGAACCATCCTGGCGTTCCTTCTGTCCATCTGGAGATTTGGGGTAGGTCGATTTCATCTCCAATTGTAATAACTTGGTCTGGCTTGAATCGACGAATAAACGATGCAACATTTCTAACTGCTCTTTCGTCATGATAGGGAACTTGTAAGTCCGATATTACGACTATTTTTTTCAAGGTTAGTCCTCATCATCCTCGTAGTAACCAGGTTGTTCTGGCAACCAATTAGGGTTAGGCAATATGGTGGCAGGATAGGTTGCTGGGGCAGTAATTAGGAAAAGCGCATGATCTACGCTAAACCCTGCTCGGCGTAATGATTTGTAATACTCATTTAGTCCTATGCAGTATTGATCCAGCGCAGAGTAATCAGTTACATCAATAACTTTTCTGCGAGCCATGATTAAATTATCGCTCTAGGAGTATGTTGTAAATCTCATCGACACGCGAATTGAGTCGCTTAATTTCGCCAAGTAAATGAGTAATAACATAACCAGACAAGCCGCCTATGACTGAAACTGTGGCTACATAAAGTGTAAGGAAATCTTGTTGGTTCATTTTTTAGGAGTTGCGTATCCAAACACGCCCGCTAAAACCGCAAACAAAATTGTCCGATAATCCACATCAAAATTAGAACCTGCCCAGGCTGCAAGGAATGCACCAAGGGTTAAAACGATTGGATTCTTAATATTCATTATTCTCCTAGGATTGGTAGTTTGAACTTGCTTTTGTCTTGATCTCCCAGTGGTGTAAAGCTGATATGAAGATGCGAAGTGTGTGGGTATCCACGATAACGCCGCCATTTCCAAAACAAGATAGGGCTTGCTATTTTCTTATTGAAAATTACATAAGCCAGTCGTTTGTCGGTTTTGCCCAAGAGTCTAAGTTGATTTGCCAGATAGTGTGCGTTATTGGCTGCCCCACCAAGGTCAGCATCAACATCGATGGCACGAACAACCCCCGATGGTGCAGCAGGATTATGATCCGACTTAGTTGCTGAATGGCGAGCATCTCCGATCCATCCATCCGAACGCTTATCTCTATCTGGGAAGGAAGCATTGATTTGGCTCCTTAACCTTTCAGCAGATTTGCTTAAAAATGGTTTCATCCAAGTAATAGAGTGGCTTCTTCGGCGGTTAAGCCCATTCGATCAAGGAGAGCAACTTTAGCATTTGCTCTAGCCAAATCTCGTTGTGCTTTCCAAGTATCGTAAACGTTAAATCCGTCTGTGTATTGTTTTTTTGTAATTGGCTCACATTCCAAAAAAGTTATACCTTCAAAAGTATCGCCTATTTGAACATATCCGCCGTCTGGAATTAACATTGAAAGAACTTCCCATGATTTAGCCATTACGCACCTATTTCCATTAGTATCATATTTGAGAGCGAACCTGAAAATTGCGCCTGAACTTGCCCAGTTGAACTGCTCGCGATGACTTTTGCTTGAAGTTTGTAAGTCGTGCTAGAAGTCGTAGCAGGTGAATCTAGATAATTCATCGGTATCTGAATTCCAGGCGCGGTTAAAGAAGCACCTGTCAATTCTAAACCTGAAGCATATTCGCGAGTTAAAACTGTCGTGGCGCCTCTAAGAATTCGCACATTTCCCTGAACTTCCGTAGCATCACGATATAAACGCCCTGATTGAACTGCTAGAACCAAAATTTTAGAAGTTGCAGAACTCGGAGTAATTGACGCACTTATTCCTGTATCTGTATAAGTTGTCGAAGCGATGTTTACTTGTGTTTCATAAGAAGCATAAACAACCTGTAAAAGTTTGCCGCCTGCCGCTGCCGCTGCCCATTTAATACCAGTTGCAGCAGTTGAATCGGCGGTCAATACTTCACCATTTGTACCTACTGGAAGACGAGCAGCAGTATCAGCCGCGCTTGCCGCAATTAAATCTCCTTTAGCGTCAAAAATTGTTGCGGGAATTCCTTGAGCGTCAGCACTCCATACAAAATCCAAATCTGTTGCAGATGCTTTTGCTAAAACTTGACCAGTGGTTCCACCCTTAAGGTCGATGAATGCTGTGTCTATATCTTGACCCAGTGCAGCAATAGCGGTTGCGCCATCCTTCACCAAGTCCGTTGATTGGGGGATATCCCAACCAAAGTTCGTTGTTGTAGTTGCCATTAAGCTACTGCTCCTATCGCGTTGATCCAGGTTAGAGTGGGGGATAAAGTGTTCCAAGCTTCAGCCGCATTTACCGACTCCCATTTTACCGCAATTTGGGAGAAACTTATCGGACTTGCGTTGAAAGTTATGTTGAGCGAGTTATACGAAGCCTGGAAAGTCCAACCTTCAATATAGCCCTGGAATGAACCATCGGTTATATTGCCTGGGATATTCTGAATCCAAACAGGCTGCCCGATAAAGATATTTAATAAATCATCGCGGTCTGCATCATCTATTTCATCGTTACCTAGAGGGAAGGTTATCGACTGGAACTTTGGAAATGGTGATGATCTAAGAGCAATAAAACGATCAGCAATATCTTCAGCATCATAAGAATGTTTGGCAGAAGAATCGAAGGAACTACCAAGTAACCCATAAAGTGCTTGACTTTGGATATCTTCGGCGGTGTAACTTCCAACCCCATTATTGTAAGTTATGGTGAATCTGTTTCGTATATCTCCAGAACGAACCACTGACGAAATTCCTACGCCCAAAGCATTGTTTGCATCAAGGATTGTGTAGCCATTATTGGCAAGGTAATCCTGGCGATGAGTGCTATCGGCATAACCAATATTGCCATTCGCATCCTCGTAAATAATTCCAAGCCCAGAATTAGCCAATTGGGAAACTAACGAATAAAGGTCTGCTGGGTTTGAACTTCTTGCGACCATTTCATAGTTACCTGGCTGGTCGATTTCGCCAAGTCCTAAGTTTGCAGCGTTAGCCCAGGTCGTTGTTGGATCGTAGGCAGCCCAAGTTTGAGCCGCTGGAACCTCGTTCCATTGACCAAGCAAGTAACCAGATAACAAAGCATAAATTTGGTCGCCTTCGTGGTCTTGGCTTAAAACCCCATTGTCAATAATCTTTGGGAGTTTGGAAAGAGCGCCTAACGCAGTAATTCTTGCAGCAGTTGTGAAACCCACTGATCCTGCACTTACCACTGAAATTTCGAAGTCGGTTATATATCCGCCAAAAATAGGTTTGTAGGTAGCAGTTGAATCTTGAACTTCAATTGTAATCTGAGTTCCAACATTGAAGGTATAACTTGTGTTGGCAAGGTTGATAAGTTCAACGCTGCAATAGCCAGCCACTGGTTGAGAGTTGATATCAGTGCGCCCAGAAGTAACTGTCAGATTAGCAAGGGTTACATCAGTAACTTCAACACTATCTACAATTACACGCCAGACGGGAGTCCATTGAGTCATTAAGCAAATGCTCCTGATCCAAGGGTTCCGCGAGCTTGTGAACGGTTAATTAAGTCGATGATTTGGCGAGCAGTTCCTTCTGAATCAATTGCTCCATTGACTGTAATGTTAAAGGTTGAACCGCCACCGCCCATTGCATTGTTAGGAATAATGGTTCCACTGGTTGAAGAGGTAAATAGTTCTGGACCATTCTCGCCCACTAAGTAAGTAGTGCCAGCAGACACTGGACCACCAGCAGCGCGACCGCCGCCAAACACCCCAGCGATGCCTTGAGTTACTGGATTGTTTTTAATAAAGTTTACAAACTTGACAATTGCATTATATGCCTTATCGATGATATTAACCAGAGTTGAGAAGAATCCTATGACTCCACTGATTGCGACACCTAGAACCTTGAACGCTGCCCCTAAAACTTCTCCTATAAATGGAGCAAGGTAGGTCTTTCCAAATTCATAAATAGCGGAAATGAACTTAAAGAATTTGTTTAACTCTGTTGAGTTGTTTCCAACTGCCTCTGAAACACTGGCAAACGCTTCTCTGATACCTTCAATGATTGGAGTAAATAAACCTTTAACAAACTCATAAACTGCAACCAAGATTGGAAGAACATTGTCCTTAAAATTGCCAGCGAATTCGGATATTGCTGGGATTGCCTTATCAACAAATAATGAAACCATTGGAGTAATGGCATCTAGGATAAATCCGCCTACTGTTTCCTTGCCTTCATCAAATGCAACTTTGAGCCTGTTCATCTTTCCATTGAAAGTGTCAGCTTGGATAGAAGCCTGGTCTTTGAAGGTTGAAGCCAATACCGCAGTAGCAGCATCAAAGTCTTTTGATTTGATAATGTTTTCATCGATGCTAACGCCTAGGCGCTTTAATGATCCGAAGTTTCCATCATGAGCCTTAGCAAGACTTTCTGAAACTTGGGTTAATGACTTGCCAGTTGCTGCCGCGATATCTAGCGCGAGGCTTTGCAATTTCTGGGCTTCTGCAACATCCTTAGTTGAGCGAACCAGGCGATCTAGTGAAGGTCGAAGTTGGTCATCGGTAACACCATTGGCAAGAGAAGTTTGAAGGATATAATCCTCGGTTGCCGCTATCTGGTCATCGGTTGCGCCTGTAACATTCTTAAGAGACGCGGCTAGGCGTAACTGCGCAGCTTCATCTTCGATGGCTGCTTTGACACCATCTACGGCTAATTTGCCAGCATAGGCTACGGCTGCAACACCAGCAGCAGCGAATGCAGCGCCAGCAATTTTGCCAAACTTTGTAATCTTATCGCCGAAGGTTTGAACCTCGGTCGTTCCTTTATTAAGGCTGGCACTTAGGTCTTTGACTTCACCAAGTATCGCTAACTTAAGCGTTCTGGAATCGGTTGCCATTATGCAAACTCCTTAATAATCTTTGAGAATGCTTCTTGCCATTCTTTAATAATGTAAGGCTGAGCAGCCTTGAGTG